GCGTCGCTCGTAGAGCCGCGCGACACGCTCGAGCACCCAGACCTTGACGGCTGCCGGGATGGGCAACGGGTTGCCCTCGGCGTCGGTGAACGGGTTGTTGAGGTAGGCGTCTGCTGCCTCTTTCGCTGCGTCGATCAGCGCGACGAGCAACGCGTCGTCGGCGTCGTCGTCGATGCGGAGCCAGGTCTTCGCCTCATCGAGCGTGACCGTAAGCCGGTCTCTCACTGCGCCCATCCCGTCACCCGCTCAACTGCTCAGGACGGATCACCCTGCCGTGCGCGCGCTGCTGGTGGGTCGAGAGCCCCTGCCTCGTCTGGAACTCTTTCCCGCACTCGCCGCAGCGGTACGCGTACGAGAGCCCGCCAGCGACCGCGCGCCCAGCGTCTGGCTCGTCCTCGGCATCGAGGTCCTCATCCTTGGTCTCGGACGGCCCAGAGGGCTTGGTCTCGGATGGGCCAGCGGGCTTGACCTCGTGGGCCAGGCCACGCGCGATCAGCACGCGGGCGCGGGCCAGGGGAACCGTAATCCGGCTCCCCCGGCGCACGAAGCCCTCATCGCCGAGATACGTGCGGACGACCTCGAGCTCGATCATGCCTCATGCCTCATCACGCGCTGGGTGGCGGGTTGTCGAAGACGCCGCGCACGAAGGCCTCGGGACGGTAGACGGTGAGCGCGATCCGCTCCTCAGCCAGGATGGCGTAGAGGTTGCGGATGAAGAAGTCGGCGTGGCTGTCGGAGATGCGAATCGCCGCTTCCTCACGATCCCAGATCGCCGCGCCCAGGCTGAAGGCACCAGTCAGGAACTCGCCCTCGTTGATCGCGGTCGTCTCGACGACAGGCACACGCCACAGCCGCGGGACACCGCCGTCCTCGACTCGCACCCAGATGTAGTGCTGGTCGGAGCCCTTGAGGAGCTCGATATCTTCCCAGTCGTTCGGGTGGAGCACGACGCCTGAGACCGGGTACTCAGCGATGCGGGCCTTGGTCATCGCCCGGCGGATCGCGTCGACCTTGGTGTCACCGGCCTGCCCCTGCGACCAGTTGTAGGTCTGGATGTCAGGGTTGGTCATGATGCCGGAGAGGTTCGCGCCCGTGCCGTCGCCGTAGAGGATCTGCGCATCCTCGACGAGCTTGAGGCCGACGATCAGGCGATTCTCGATGTAGCTCTGGAGCTGGGCCGCGTCGGCGATGATCTGCCGCGTCGCTGGCAAGTAGTGCGCGATCGTCTTGACCGAGGTCGAGACGATCTCGAACGCGAGACCCGACTCAGGCTTCGGCGCGCCCTCGGCGACGGGGGTAGCGGCATTCGTGAAGCCCGTCTCGCGGACGAACTCGATCGCGCCCTGGCTGGTGCGGTTGACCGGCAGGAGGTCGCGGATGCGCTGCATGCGGTCAGGCCGGGCGAAGATCTCCGCCACGCGCTCAGGCGCGTAGACGTAGCCCGGCACGTTGCCGAGCGAGCCACCGGTGAGCGTCGCCTTGGTAAAGAACGACTTCACCGGGAACGGCGCCGAGAGTCCAGTTAGCCCACCTTCGACGTAGCGCTTGTAGGCGTCGGACTCGACGAAGCGCTCGCCCAGCCCCTTGACCTCGCCGCTGCCGTAGCTGGGCCGCTGGCCCTGCGCCTCGAACCCGTCCACGCGGGCGACGAGCGCCTTGTACTCGGCCTCGATCTCGTCGAGCCGCTTGGTCGCGGCGTCGAGCTTCTTGCCGGTCTCCTCCCTCGCCGCGCCCAGCTCCTTGATCTCCTTGTCCTGCTGGGCGACGAGCTCCTTGACTTCGCGGAACACCTCGTCGAGGTGCCGCCGCAGCTCCTTCATGTCCACGGTCATGCTTCCTTCCTGAGTGACTCGCTGAACCGTCGCAGCTCCCTCAGGAGCTGCTCTTTCCGTGCCCAGACCGCGATCTCCTCGAGCGCTGCGGTGAGCCCGTCGTCGTGCAGCGAGTGAGTCGTGCCCGGCTCGCCGCAGCCACACCCGCAGCCTTGCCGAGTGCCTTTCCTGGGCGGCTCGGCGAGTTCGAGGAGCTCGCGGAGCACGCGCGCTGCGTCCTCGAGCGCAGCGATCGCGTTCTGGACGCGCTGGACGTTGGCTTGCGACAGGACGCGGCCCTCTTTCGCCTGCGCTGGGGCCGCGCTCCGGTGCTCGCCTGGCCACATGCCTGTGCACTCGTGGTGGAGCCAGGCGCAGAAGGCCGCCTGATCAGCCGGGTCGAAGTCGCCCAAGCTCGACTCCATGCAGCGGGTGAAGAGCCCCGGATCTGGCCCGAAGTAGTCGCACAGGCCTTCGAGGAGCTGCTCCGGCATCTGCTTGGGCGCGAGGGTGAGCGTCGTCATCCCTTTCTCGCGCATCACCTTCGCCGACGCCGGGCAGAGCTGCTCGACGGCCTCGAGCGAGAGCGTGACAGCCCCGCCGTGCTTGTCGAAGAGCTGTGTGACCGTGCGCTCCCAGTCGACCGAGCGCTGGCCTGGCCACTCGCCGGTGATCTGGAAATGCAGCCAGGCGCAGAAACCTTCCGGCGACTCCTTGTCCTGGTTCCGCCGCACGCAGTCGTCGAAGTCTTCGTACGGCCCGAACGGCTTGCCTGAGGGCGGCAGGACTGCGCTCGCGATCCGCTCGAGCCGCTCGGCCTCGGCCTGCCACTGCTCGAGCGCCATCTGGAGCATGTGCGGCACTTCGTCCGACTCGAAGTGCCCAGACTTCAGCGCTTTCTCGAAGCGGGCGATCCGCTCCTTGAGCCCTGAGGCCGAGGGCGTCCCTTTGACGCCGACCACGCGGGCGACATCGAGCGCGGCGAAGGTGACGAAGGAGTACTCCCAGAGCCGGACTTCTTTCAGGAGCCGCGCGCCGTTGTCGCCCCGCGCCGTCTTGACCGGGTCGTAGCCGATCGAGAGCTCGTTGATGACGCCGTCTTGAATTAGCGAGAGGACATCGCGGGCGATGGGCGTCTTGGCGAAGGCGGTCTCGGTATAGAGGCCGTAGGCGTCTTCCAGGATCTTGAGGGGGCGCCCGACCGGCCAGGATGGCTCGTGCTGGTAGAGCGCCTTGATCCGGTTCTTGCCAGCAGGCCCCCACTCGGTGATGGTCTTCTGGAACGCCCCCGGCTCGACGATATCCCCCTGGTCGTCGAGCACGCCGAAGACCGACGGGTAGGCGATCACGATCCCTTGCTGAGCGTCGATGTCCTTGATCGCCTGCGGCGCGTGCTTGAACTCCATCAGTGTCGTTCCCCCTTTCAGCCTCATCCCACGCGGTCACGAGACCGCGTGGAGGCCATGCTCAGCGGACGATGCTCTGGGCCACGACGCAGCGGCAGTTGACGACCTCACTTGGGTCGTTGGCTTCGGGGTCGAGCGGGTAGAGCAAGCCGTTCGAGAAGCGCTCATCCAGCCCGACCGTCTCCCCGTCGAGCTCGCGGTGCGACTCGCGTACGCGGTCGTCTCGGGACGAGATCCAGGTCTTGACGATCGTCATCTGGAACTCGTCCCGTGCCTGCCGCCCGGCCTCCTGCACGGCGTAATTCATGGCCGAGCCGGTCTCGGTGCGGGCGATCCGGAACGAGCGCGGCACGTCGATCTCGCTGTCCTCCGGTGGGCTGGCCCAGCGCTGGTACGTCTCGCGGATTATGCGGGCGATCTCCCGCGTCTCTGCTCCCTGGAGCAGCCCGGAGGCGATTGCTGCGCCGATCTGCCGCTTCGTCGTCTCGGTCATGTAGGTGATCTTGAGGGCCGCGTACCTCGCCGCCCATGACCGGATACGTTCCGAGAGCGAGGCGAACGCCTTCCGCTCGGCCGCGCCGGTCGCTTTCGCCGTCTGGGCCTGGAGCCGCTCGAACTCCTCCGCCCCGTAGTGCTCAATGACCGCCAGGTACGTCGCCTCGAGGAGCGCTCGCCACTCGTCTCGATGTGCGTCGATGACCTGGTATGCCGCTGCCTCGCCGCCGCGCGCGTAGGCCCGGGCGACAGCCTCTCCCTCGGCGAGGAAGCGGCGAGCGATCTCGTCGCTGAGCTTCCGCTCCCAGCGCTGGCGCGTCGTGTCCCTCCGCCGCCAGAAGGCCGCTTTCTCTTCTTCTGTCCAGCCGAGCGCCTTGGTCAGGCGTGGCCCGCTCGCGAGCGCGAGCGAGGGAGCAGCCATGAGCTGCGGCCGGTCGCCCCAGGGCACGTCGTCGAAGCCGAGGCCCAAGCGCTGGTTCACCTGGTTCAGCGGGTAACCAAGCCGGACAAGCTTCTCGGCGAGCTCGACCTTGGTGCCGAAGTCTTCCTGGAGCGCGATCACGCCCGAGATGTCGTAGACGACCCGGAGCCTCGGCGGCACGCCTGGCTGCCGCGCCCCGGGATCCCAGAAAGGCACGAGCACGGCGTTGAAGGCCTCGGCCATGTCGTCGAGGAAAGGGAGGAATACGTCCTGCCAGACCATGCGGACGGCAGTCTCGAAGTTGCGGTAGGTGCCTTCGCCGGTCAGGATGACGAGCGGGATACCCATCGCGGCCACGATCTCCTCACGGGTGAGCCGCCGCGAGTTGAGCCAGTCGAGCTCGGCTGCCGTCGTGCCGACCTCCTGGATCTCGCCGGGCATCGAGGCGAGGAAGATCCCGCGCGCGTTGTCCGGCCCCATGTGCTGCTCGCGCAGCATCCGCCGCGCCTCTTCCCACTGCTCGCGCGTGAGTGGCTGCGACGGGAAGTAGACGAGATCCTTCACGGTGCGGTTCTGGAGCGCCGTCAGGTTCCAGGAGACGGCGGCCGTGTCCGTGTCGACGACCTTGGCCGCCGCTTGGAGCGGCGAGAGCCCCCAGTACGGGTTGGCCGGATCGACGAACTGGAGGTGGATCACCTCCTCAGGCGGGAACTGGTGGACGCGGTTGTCCGGGTCGCGGTACTCGTACGCGGCGATGTACTCCCGCTGGTCGGGCACGGGCTTGACCCGGTCGGGCTGGAGCGGCCAGAGCTCGACCGGGGTGCCGCGCACGAGCACGAGCTTGCCGAGGGCGTTCCCGCCGAGCCAGAGGTGGTAGACCCATCGCTCGCGGAGGTCTTGGCCGGTCATGAACGGGTTCGGCTCGTTCAGGAGCACGGCGAGCGGGTGACTCGGGTCGCGCTCCCAGGTTGCGCCGTCTGCCTGCAGCACCTCGACGTGCCAGGGCAAGCGCGAGACGTTGGTCGCGATGCGCCGCACGGCGGCGTAGACCCAGACGCTGGCCTTGAGCCCGTACTGGATCGCCCGGTCGGTGCTCCAGTCGGACGAGATCCCCCGTCCCTCTTGCCATGCTGCGATGAAGGGCGGCCGCACGGCTCCACCGGCCTGCTTGGCGAGCGCCGGGCTGAGCCAGGCAGCCAGTCGCTCTCGCAGTCCCATCGCTGTCCTCACACGCGCGCGAACAGGAAGACTGGCTGGTCTCGAGGCGTCCAGAACGCCAGCGCGAGCGCGTCGGCCCGGTCGGGTGAAGGGATACCGCGCTGGCGCAGCTGCTCTTTCGTCTCCAGCCGCACGCGCCCGCGGGAGTCGACCGTGTAGCGGCGGAGCGTGAGCTGGGCGACCAGGTCGTGGTCGTCCGGGAGGCTGATCGCCTCGGCGTCCAGCAGGTCACGCAGGTGCCCCCACATCGCCGAGGCGAGGTCGGCATAGCGCTCGTCCCCGCCAGCCGAGAACGGTACCGGCACCACCTCGAGCCAGGGGAGCTCCCGCTGGGCGAGCTCCGCGAGCCCGTCGGTCACGCCGCCGCCCACGCCAGTGTCATCGACCTTGACCCGGATGCAGCTTGCGCCGGTCTCTTCTTTGAGCCGCTTCGCTGCTTGGACGACGAGGCCGACGACCTCGGTGACCGAGCGCTTCCGGTAGGCGAGGAGGAAACGGGTACGGTTGCCCTCGCGGGCGACGATCGCGGTCTCAGAGTCGCCGTAGCGGGCCACGTCGACGCCTAGCTCCGCTGGGCCGCCGGGCGGGACGTCACGGTTGATCGCGGATTCGACGAGCTCGATCGGGATGAAGGCGTCGCTCTCACCGCGCGGGAACTCTCCGGCCACGCGAACGCGATAGACGTCGGAGTCCCGGCCCCACTTGGCGGCCATCTCTTCGACCCACTGGCGTGGGACGCGCGGCGAGTCCTCCGACGAGACGTGGAACGTCGTCCAGAAGCGACGGTGGTGATGGAACGCCTGGTAGAATCCCCCGACCCGGCGCGTGGGGTTGCCGACGGCGAGGATGAGCGCGCCGTGGGCCGTGCGGGCGCCGTCGATGACTTCCCAAGTGTAGTCCTCGATCCCCGACGCCTCGTCGACGACGTACATCAGGTGCTCGGCGTGGTGCCCAGCGAGCCGCTCGGGCCGGTTAGAGGAGCGCGCGACGGCGAACCAGCGGCGCGCATACCTCCGGACGGCGACGCGCGTCACGGTCCACTCGACGTCCGCATGCAGGTTCCCGCGCTCGATCCAGTAGCGGATTTCTGGCCAGAGCACGTCCTGGAGCTGGTGCTGCGTCGGGGCCGTGACCGGGATGCGCGCGAACGGGAAGCACAGGAGTTTCCACAAGATGGCCCAGGACGCCAGCGCCGTCTTCCCGACGCCATGGCCGGAACGGACAGCGACGTTCTCGCCGCGCGCGAGTGCCCGGAGGACATCGGCTTGCCAGGGATCGGGCTGAGCGCCGAGCACCCTGGTAACGAAGCTGACCGGGTCATCGACGTAGATCTCGTGAAACGTCCTGCGCGCTACGACGACCATCGGGAAGCTCTACTCATTGGATTCACCGGGTCTCTGGTGCTGAGCTCTCCGTCGCTGCCAGGTCTGGAGAACCGCCTCTGCCCAGTCGCCACGGTGCTCGGTGATCATCTCCGGCTCACCCCGTGCCAGGCGCTCGAGCTTCGCGGCCTCGACGAAATAGCGCAAGACGTCGCTCGGCGACAGTTCGCTCGGGTCCATCGCTCGGAGCCGTTCGAGCGCTTTCTGCTGGAGCGCCATCGCCTCCCGGGCATGCCGGTCTCGCATCGCCTTGATCGCCTCGGTCTCGGCCGCTCGCGCGAGGCGATCCTGCTCCTCGTCCCAAGCGAGCGCGCGCTCTGCCCAGCGCCATCGCTGGCTCCAGGCGACGATGCGGCCAGGGACGTTGGGCCGCCGTTGCCCCCGTGGGGCCCGGACATAGCCCAGCAGTTCAGCCGCCCGGAGGATCGAGCGCTCACGGGGCGGGAGGTCGCGGTAGGCACAGAACGCGGCATAGGCCCTCGCGCTCTCGCCAGGCTGGCGTTCCCAGGGCGCTGGCAGCGTGGTGTCAGGCATCGGTGGCTCCCTTGGCGTTCTCGTTCCTCATCGCGCGCTGGCGACCTCGAGATCGTCGAGCGTACCTGCACTGTCCTGGCAGAGCGCGTCTTCCTGTGGGCGCTTGCCGAAGAGCCAGGCGAGCCGCGCGAGGTTGATCGACATCGCGATGAAGTACCCCGACGCGACGTCGTCTCCGACGAGTGTCCGGACGTCCGAGTCGCCAGCGAGGTACAGCGCGATGAACCGCACCACCATCGATTCGACCTTTCTTTGGGCGCCCTGGAAGACACGAAAGCCGCCGAGGCTGGCGGCCTGTACGGACACGTTTCCAACTTACGTTCAAGATACCACGGATCGTCAGAACCGTCAAGTTTCCGGTCGGCCGCAGAGCAAAGCCGTCAAGAGCGCCACAGTGAGCTCGATCGCCTCACGACGAGAGAAGCCTTCGCGCTCGAAGTCTCGCACCATCTGCGTCGCGAGCTGGACGAGCTCGGCGGCCGCCTCTGCCAGTTCCTCACGCCTAAGTTGGGCCATCGATTCGAGCCATTCGTAGAGATCCATTCTCGTCACCTCCTTACAGCCAGTCGGCCAGCAGGCGGTACGCCGATCGACACCGTGACCATATTGTCCCATAGGAACAGCCCAGCTCAAGTGCCGCCAGTTGCCGGCGAGTCGTGAGGCTGTAGTGCAGCCGCACCTGGTGGTGGGCGAACCAGTGCTTGTCGTCGTGGTAGTCCCGGTGGCGCGGGTCAGGATAGGGGATGAGGTGGACGTGCTTGACCACGCGCCACAGTCGCTCGTCGAGCTGGCGGAGCTGGACGAGCGCGGCGTCGAGGTCTGCCCGCCGCTCGGCCGCTCGGAACTCGGGCGGAGGGTGCGGATTGACATCGGGGTCGATCGTCACGTAGGCCTCGCCGCGGACTGTGTCCAGCACGTGGTAGCGCTCGAGCAGCGCCTCGACCTCACGCGGTGTCATGCTCGCCTCGCAACACCCGCTCGATCTCGCCGCTCAGCCAGTCCGACGGCCTCCAAACGTACACCGCGATGCCCGGCACGCGGCGCAGCGCCTCCAGCCATCTCTCCTGTTGCGGGCTCAGTTCTCCCCGCTCGCGTTTCAGCTCGGCGAGGATCAGCCGGGGTGGGCGCACGAGCACCACGTCCGGGAAACCGGGATAGGAGCGCCGCGAGTCGTAGGTGTGGTAGACGAGCCAGCCGAGTCGCAGCGCCATCTCGCGGATGTGCTCGTAGAGCTCGCGCTCGGTCATGGCGCTGGCGATCGCTGCCCGGACCTCAGCCACCGGCGACCTCCGCCAGCTCCGGCAGCCCCATGAGCCCCTC